CAACACATTCCAAGTCAACGTGGGCGACGAGAATGGCGTTCAAGACAAAGACGATGGTATTCTTCTTCTCAACAGCGACCTCTCAATCGCAGACGGTGATATGATTGGTGGCATTGGTTTTGACACAAGAGACGGAAACATACCAAGTAAAACTACTGAAGCAGCAGCAGCGATTGTCGCTTATGCAGCAGAAGACCACAGCACAGGAGATAAGGGAGGACATCTCGCTTTCCTAACATCTGCAATAGATGACGATGATGACACAGCATCTACTGAGAGAATGAGAATAACATCTGAGGGAGACGTAAACATATCAAACGCATTAAACATAAATAATGTAAGCAAGGAAGGAAATACAGTATCAGGTTCTAGTTTGGCTGATGGAAGTTCTGTGACATTATTCACTGTCCCTGTCACTACTAGAGCATTCAAAGCGACTATATTCTTCAAAGATACGAGTAACACCGAGTATCAGATTGAAGAGATAATGGGGTACAACACAGGTTCAGGTGTTGACTTCACATCATTCGGTCAGGTCTACAGCGGTGCTGCTGCTATCGGTTCCTTGGATGCCACAGACAGCAGCGGCACAACTCTAATTAAATTCACAAATGGTCAAGGAGGCGCGATTAACTATCAAGCGACCATTAGTGTGACACATATGGACTTAAGTTGAGGTGATTAAATGGGAAGACAGCCTTTTAGACAGATGAAAACAGACGCAACTGCAAAGACAGCAGATGATTCTGCAAGTGTGACATTACCGGGTCATGGTGTTAATATTACTAGGACACCGGATTCCTCTGACACTGCGACTTTCGCCGCTATGATACCCATAACCCCAACATCATACACCAACAGTTTCAGTTCCAGTGACATGTTCTACTACGCTCGGAAGATATATTTCCTCCCCATGTATTCAGCCTGTGGTGGGGTCATTGAACATCTGATACCATACAGCGGTGGTGAGACTGGAACCGCAGATACCGATGACTGGAAGTTTGCTATATACGATGCCGGGAATGGAGGTCTGCCTAAGACGCTGATATCGAACACTATGCAATGGACTCCCGATAGCACTTACAACCCCACTTATCTCGATGTCACTGATACAAGCGGGGGAGAATTGACTCTATCAGCAGACACATGGTACTGGTGGGCCGCTTTAGGTGCAAGTGCCAGCAACGGGGGAAATATAGCGATGGGTACTTACAGTCAGAACCGTGGTCCTTCCACACAAATCGTTTCTAGGAGCGGTACTCCTGCTGCACAGTATTATTGGAATGCAGGTTCTCAGACATCGTTCCTCACCCCTTTAACCATAAATTCATCGTCAAACGAATTAGTAGCGACTGGCGATAACAACCATCCACGTTGGTTCTTCCAATACAAGATAGAGAGCGACGAATCATTCAAGGGAGCGTGATAGTATGCCGGGCAGAGAGTGGTTCTTAGAGCAAAGGAAGGATGAGAACGGCGAGTGGCAATTCACTAGGGTCCTCACTGAAGACGAGGCTAGGGACCAACTCAGAATGATAAGACAGGGCTGCTTGGAAGAAACTGACATGTGGGCATACATGGATAGGTGGAACTCACTGACTGATGCTCAACAAGCGGAATTGACAGCGTACAGACAAGCACTTAGGGATATACCAGCCTGTGATGACCCGTTCAATCCACCATTCCCAACTAAGCCTGATTGGGTATGAGACGATTGTGCACGTGCATCTGCACGAGTATGCAGATGAATGCTATGTTGGTGTAGAGTATCAACAGGCTCTTCAGGTCCACACCCTGCTGCGTCAAGAATGAAGTCATCACAGCGGTGTATGCTATCAGAACTGCTGCTATCAGGAAAGTACCCATTGAATGCTGAGTGCTGCTGAGTCTCATCACTCCAGCCTCAACAGTGTCATCAGAGTCGTCATGAAGCGGTTTCTGGGTGGCTGCTCTATGTGTATGTCATCCATAGTCTCACTAGCCCACTCATTGAACCATCGGCAGTTGCGCTCCATGGTGTAGTTTCTACACCGGCTTGTAAATTAACATTGTGTATAGAAGGGAGGAAAACGGAGTGTGGCGAAAGAGATTCCACGTCGTGTGTAGGATGCATGAATAGAAGCAATCCCCGTTTTTACTACACAAACCCCCCTGTTGACATCATAGCCATTTTGCACGTAGCCAATGATGCCTCAAGTCTGACTTCTGAACGCCGAGTCCTTCCATATGTGACCGCACTCCTTGCACTCCCACAGGTACACTCGTCGTTTTGAACCATTCTGATAACGACCAGACAGACGGTGCGGTATGTGCTTGTGACCGCAGCCACGGCACGATACGCGCAACTTGTCCATCAGCCGTCCCATTACTCGACAGGCCTCCTGCTCACGATGTCATCTATGCGAAGTATCGCTGTGGTGACCTCGGTGGCACTGAGGACAGCCTGCCTGATGAGCATGCTGGGCTCGAAGACCTCCTCCTCCCTCATGTCGATGATACCACCGTCATTCACGTCGGGACCGTAGTTCAGTGAATCGTTCTGCACCTTGTTCCTCATGGCGAGTACGATATCGAGAGGGTCGAATCCAGCGTTCTCAGCGACCGTTGCCGGTATAATCTCAAGAGCATCGGCGAAAGCCTCGATTGCCATCTGGGCCCTGCCTCCTATGGTGGCAGCGTGATTCCTCAAGTGAGCGGCCATGGCGACGTAACTGGAGCCCCCGCCACACACGACGCGATTCGTGTCCTTGACTATCGACACCACACCCAGTGCGTCATCGAATCCTCTCTCGACCTCATCGAGAGTCGATTGAGTGGCACCCCGTAGAACGAGTGTGGACTGGTCGCTCTCAATACTACCAGCCACGAATAGATATTCGACGTCGTTGTGCCTCTGCTTGAGCAACTTGACGTGTGCTGATGACTCAGTATCGTCCACAGTCTGTGATATGGGTATGCCAAGAGCGGATGACAGAGCACGCATGGCGCTCTCAGGCAGCCTCCTGACCACACCGATGCCGTTCTTCTTCAGGAATGCGCAGACGTTGTCATGCACACCGTCCCTGACGAAGACGACACCACGCCCGCCCATTGCCGAGACTATCTTCTTGGCTTTGGTGAGCAGGTCGTCCTTGCCCGCTTGCTTGAACTTGCTATATGAAGCAGCATCTATCTGAACCTGCACGTTATCCTCTGACTTCTCCATCTCCAACCCTGTGTTGATTAGTAGGGCGCTGGTATCTTCATCATGGTCGTACTCCAGAACGAAGTCCTTGCTCATGATTACACCATTGAACAGATACGAGTCCTCGAGGCTGCCACCCGGCAGGCTGACGACCCTCACCTTGTCAGCGTCACCAGCGCGTATGACCGCGTCCACGCACAGTTGACTGACTATGTCGGTAGCGGTCTCGAGCGTCTTGCCTGTTATAGCCGTCTTAGCAACGCTCTTGAGAGTCTCCTCAGCAGCATCGAAGGCAATCTTCTCCTCAAGATAGGTAGTAGCCATCTGAGCGGCTTCATGGTACCCCTTGCACACGACATTGGGATGTAGCCCTTTCTGGAAGAGGTTCTCGCTGTTGGCCAGCAGTTGACCAGCAAGTACTACTGTGCTGGTAGTACCATCGTAGCACAGGGCCTCCTGAGTCTTGGCTATCTCCACCATCATCTTGGCGCCCGGATGAGCGACATCGAGTTCCCTCAGTATGGTGGCGCCGTCGTTGGTGACTATGACATTGCCTGCCCCGTCGACCATCATCTTGTCCATGCCCATCGGACCGAGGGTGGACCTGCAAGTCTCGACTATCGTCTTCGCTGCCCTGATGTTGAGTGTCTGCGCTGTTGAGCGCTGCTCCTTGCTCTCGCTCATTGATTATCCCTTACCTTGTAGGTGCCATCCTTGTACTCCTGCCAGAGTTTGGATATCTCTGCGACGGGAGTACCCTTGTGGTGCGAGCGGAAGGCACTCCACGATAGACCCTCGAGGTACTTGATGCTCCTCTCCCTCTGAATCTCCTTCAGGACTTCCTTCTCCTCCTCCACTTTCTCAAGCAGGATGTCAATGTCATCGCTTTCATCTTTCTTCTTTCTTCCGAATATTCTTCTCAACCATTTCAATATCATTCTTCTTCATCTCCCTTATCATCCAAGTACGGCCAGTTTATCTGCGTGGCGACCTTTGAAGCCATCATCTGTATGTCGACCATGGAGTTCCCTTTCGTTATCATGTTGAGGAGAAGGTGCAAAGCGCCCTTCAGTTTCCTCTCTTCCTGCTCATTCATTTTTCTCACCATTCAATTTCAATCTCCACCGTGTCTCCGGTTTCAAGTGAACGTGATTTGACAACACCATACTCCTGCATGTACGCGTATAGGTCGTATGTGAGTTTGGCGTCCTTGAGGCAGTAGTCAGCCACCTCGTTGTACTTCCCCTCCTTCCAAGCGGAGGGGGCCTCTATGCTCTTCATGCTCTTGTCAGTGTCGAGAGTCTGTCGACACAGCATGGAGAGGTCCATCGCTACCTTGCCGTGAGACAGGGAGGCTTTCTGCACGATGTTCTTCGTGTCTATTATCGAGTCCTTCTTGGCCATAGCGTCACCTGCTGCCCAGCAGTCTAACGAGTCTCTTATGACCGGCAGGTCGAAGTTGAGAATATTATGGCCTAGTAGTTTTCCT